GGTCGTGGGTCATGATGCCCAAGATGTAGAGGCTCGGCTGCGAGCCGTCTGCAAGGTATGGCGCGACCAGCAGTGCGTTGGATGTTGCGCCAGCAAAGCCGACGACCGTTCCGTTGGGAATCGTCACGCCTGTGGTGTTGCCGACACGAGCGTAGGTCTCTTGGCCGATCTGCTGCGTGACGCCGTAGTCCATGCCAAGGTTGACAGTCTGGTCGGTAGTGTTCCACGAGAGGCGACGGGTTTTGTCGACTGGCGCTGGTGATTCACTGAGGTCAATGTAATCCGTTGTCACCGAGTTGTTGTTCTCAGTTGCCGGTGCACTTGCGATCAGTGCCAGCAGGTCGCCAATGCGCTGCAACTGCGCCAGAGCATCGTTTGCAGTGGCCTGCGCCGTGCCTGCCTGGATGCTGATGCCGGTCGTGTCGCTCGCAGGGGCAACCTCGTCGGCAATCTGAAACAGCCGTTCAAACTGCTTGACCTGCTCAAAGTTCTTGAGGAAGGATGCAAGCTGGTCTCGGGTGAGGTTGAGCTTTTGCGTTGCCATGGTCAGTAAGCCAGTGGCTCAAGTTGTGCCTCAAGACGGGCAAAGGACAGGTGCGCCTGGCTGTCGCCACGGAAGCGCTGGATGCGCCAGTTGCGCATGTGCCCTTGCTGGAACCATGCCAGACGCTTGGTGGTGTTGCCGGTCGTGCCAACGCGCAGCGGACGGTCTTGGCTCCAGGCCATGCCGTCCACCGAGTAACTGGTCGTGATGATCGGGTCAATGCCCAAGGCCACGCGGCCGGTAAGGCTGACCAGCTCCAACTTGTTGAAGATCGCGCCGTTGCCTTCGTTGTAGACGATGATGGTGCCGAACTCCCAGCGGACGATCTGGCCCCAATGTGTGCCGATGTTGTCCACCAGGTAGCCGATGGCGCTGGACTGCGGGTCACCAACCAGCCACTTGTCGTAGGCCCAGACCAGGTTGCGCGCACGGTACTGGCTGAAGCCAACGGTCGAAGTGGTCAGCGTGAACCAGACCTGCGTCTGCATTTCCTGCGATGCGGCTGCGTCATAGACCAGCGTTTTGTCTGGCAGGTGCACATACAGGTGCTCGTGCGCCTTGTCGTTGCGTGCCTCCATCTTCACCGCAGCCAATTGCACCTCAGTGTAGGTCTGCAACAGCTCGTCGATTTCCTGTGTGCTTATTTTTGTGGCAGTCGCGTTTGCGCCAAGATAGATGCCAGGAGCTTCGTTGCGGCCGCTGCCCAAGAAGGCGACGGTCTCGATGAACACGCAGCAGCCAAATGTTCCGATCACGCCCTTTTGAATCTGAGCACCATCAACACGCTGGAATGGAAAGAAGTCGCCGCCGACGTTGTCGAACACCTCGATGGTGTTGCGGTTCAGGGCATAGATTTCGTTGCGCAGCTTGAGCAAGGCCACCACCGGGTCGGGGTCAACTTCGGAGCTGCCGTACTTCAGCGGGTTGACGGCCAGCGGGTCGGCCAGTTCGGTGACGATCAGGCTTGTGCCGTCGGTGGTCATGAAGTAGCCATCCACCCAGACCACATCGAGCACGACGCCAAGGTCTGGGTCTGTCACTTGCGTGAGTGCGCCGTTCCAGTAGTACAAGCGACCACCGGATGCAATGGCCAGGCGGTCGAAGCTGTAGTCCATCGTCACCAGCGTGTTGACGGGGCCGCCAACGTCGCCAAGCACGGTCACAGCGCCATTGCTGGCCACGGTCACGAGCTTGGTGCCCATGACCCGGTAGCAGACGCCGTTCCAGTTGATGCCGCCACGGTCAATGCCTGGGCCTGTTCCGTTGGCCACGATGCCGTCGCCAGGACGCAGGAAACCGGCACTGATGCCGGACTGCTTTGGCACTGGCACCATGTTCACAGGGTAGCTCGTGCGCAGGTCAGGGCCGTTGTCGGTGTAGATGCCGTTGAGGATTTGAATTTGCATGGCTTACCACTTCACCTTGTTTGCCCAATACGCTGCGCTCATTTTGCCTTTGGCAATGTTCTCTGCGTGTCTGGCTTTGAAAGATTCGCGCCGTGTTTTGTCGGCCTTGCTCTCGCCTTCACGCTTTGGAGACCCAGACACGCCTTGCTGGCCAAAGCGGATCGTCTTAATCTGGTCGCCAGCCTTGGCCACCACGACGTGCGACTTGGTTGGGTGCGATGGCGTGCGCTTGGGCTTGTTGAAGCCTTCAACGCCAACGCGCTCCAGTCGTGGGTCTTTCTTGGTGGCCATGGTTATGCGATGCGATACCAGCTGTTTGTGGCCTGCACAAAGCGCATGCGGAAGAAGCCTTCGGCCGCCAGAGTGGTCGGGTCGCCATAGGCAGCACTTGCACCGTTCAAGGCCAATGTGAATGAGGTAATGATCTGGGTGGTCGTGATGAGAACCTCAGTTCCGTCTGGAGTCTGGGTGTTCAGTGGCAGCGTGATCGTGCCAGCGGCCAATGTGCCAGCAGGCTGGAGCAGCATCCATTGCTGCTGGCTGACAGGTGTCGGAACAGTGATGTTGAAGCCAGTGCCAGGTGTCGAGATGCTTGTGGCCAGTGTTGGGCTGGCAAAGTTCTGCTGGAAGAACTGCAACAGCGCACCGATGGGCAGACGACGGGCGTCGCCGTTGTTTGGGGTGTAGACGGGAATCTGGTCGCCAGGTGAAGCGACCATGAGCAGCGGCAGTTGGTTGATGTAAGCCATGGTGAATCCTTAGTTGAACTGGAGTGGGCCGTCTGGGCCAGCGTCGACAGGATCGACAGGCGGACGGATGAACGGGTTGTCGTAGACGCGCCATGGCTTGTTGCCAGCGCCAGCAGGCATGGTGGCCGGGAGTTGTTGCTCAGGCGGCATGGTGGCACGTTGCAGCAGAGTGTTGTAGCTGTCCTTGGCAACGGCCTTGGTCTCAGGCATCACCACCTTGCCGTAGCCAGGAGCGAGCCGAACAGCACCATTGGTGATGATGGCTTCATTCGCCCAGTCTGGAACCAATGTCGGCTCGTCCAGATCGCTGTCTTGTGGGCTGTTTGGAAGTGGGTAGCCAAGACGGATGCCCTTTCCATTCCAGTCGGCCATCATGGCATCGATGCGACGCATGGCGGACTGGAGCTGTTCTGGCTGCAGGTCAAAGACATAGGACGCAAGGCCGATCTCTTCAAATGCTGCCGCGACGAATTGGCGCTTGCTGTAACCCATGTCAGGCCTCCTGCTTGTTGAGTGCTTCGGTGATCATGGCCAGCAGCTTCTCGTCGCTGGTGCGCTTGGTGAATGTCAGGCCGAGTTCTTTGGCCTTCTCGACCAGCTCGATACGGGTCGGCGCTTCGCTGTCGTCTGGCACGATGGTTTCCACGACTTCGGGCGCTTGAGGTGCGGCTGCAGCTGCGGCTGCCTGCTCGCGCAACAGACGGTGATTAATGCCGTCGATTGGCCGGGATGGCTTGCGAACCTTCACGGGCTTTTTGTTCTTGCGGTACTTGGGCATGAGGATGTTGTCTTGCATCACTTGGCCTTCCTTTTCATGGGCTTTGCTGTTTTCGCAGCGGCTTTGAACGCTGCAGAGGTCGGTGCTCCCTTGGTGCCAGGCTTGCGCATGCGCTCAGGCGTCTTGCCTGCAGCCTTCTGCTTTTCGATGCGCTCACGCTTGGCGTGAATGTTGGCGTACAAACCGGCCTTCATTTCTTGGCCTTCTTGGGCGCTGCTTTTGGAGCCTTGCCGGGCTTGCCAGCAGCTTTGGTCGCCTTGCGAGCGACGTTGAGTGCAACGGCCACGGCTTGCTTTTGAGGCATGCCTGACTTCATCTCCTTGGAGATGTTCTTGCCGATGGACTTGCTTGAGTAACCTTTGGTCAGTGGCATTTGGGTCTCCTATGCAGAAAGGGGGGCCGAGGCCCCCCAGTCTATTGCCAGATTACTGGTTGAACAACAAGATGCCGGACATCTCGGGGTTCTTGTTCACCACACCGAACAGCGTGTCCATACGGTACTTGATGGTCATGCTGTCAATGTCGTAGAACTTCTGCATGACCAGCTCGATACCTTGGTCGGTGGTAGCACGCATCACTGCGACGCCAGCGTCCGAAGGCACGGCATAACGGCCGGGCAAAATTTCCAGCGAGTCACGCTGCCAGAACACGTTTACCGAGGCGGCATTCACGTTCAGGAAGGTGATGGCGGCAGCGTCAGCAGCGATGGCCACTTCAACGTTCTTGTACTGCAACTGAGCGTCGGTGGGGGCAACGCCCTGAGCACCGATGATCGGAGGAGTGATCGTCATGGTGGTGCCGGAATCAACCGAGACAACGCGGAAGGTCTTGAGCTGACCAGTGCTTTGCTTGGTGATGTGGTGCACAGCGTAGACCTCAGCGATTGTGAAGGCGTCGCCTGCACGAACGTTGGTGGTGGCAGACACGGTGACGGTCTGGAAGCGGTTGTCCACGTTGATCTGGCCGCCGACGGAAGTCGAAGTGGCCTGAGGCGTGTAGTTCGCTTGGCTGTTGGAGCCATTGGTGTCGATGGTCAAAGATGCGCCGCCACCAGCAGCCAAGAGGCGGTTGGCGTAGTCCATCTTGTAGGTGTCGAAACCAGCGACCATGCCGACGTAAGAGCGCTCATAAGCCTTGTCAGACTTCTGATTGCCGAACGAACGGGCGGTGCCAACCAGGTTGCCAGCCAGGCCGTTGTAATCGCGGCTGGACAGGGCCATGAAGCGGTCGTAATCAGGCACGCCTTGCTCGTTCATGATGGCGTCGCACAGGGCCACGTCGTCATAGTCACCAGCGGCAGCGGCAATCGGCACGACCAAAGAACCCAGGCCAGCGGCAGAGTTCATGATGGCGATGTTGATGTCGGATGCCAGCTTCTGCTTGGCGCTCTCGCCCAGGCGGCCTTCTTGCAAAGCGTCGCGCAGTTCGAGGGAGGTCATTTCCCAAGGCACGGTCTTGCTGAAGCCCAAAGTCGCAGGGACGGCCAACTGAGTCATGCCCTGGTAGCCGGGGATTGGCGTGCCAGGTGTGCTGTTGATCGACTGAGCGATGTAGGGCTGTGGACGCCAGATTGTGTTGTTGGCGCGTTCCATCATCGTCTGGTCTGTGTTGTAGACCGAGACGTTGCGGGACAGCACGAGAGCGTCTTGGAAGCCTTCGAGGAGGTCTTCAAACGCGACGCGTTCTTCTTTCGAGAAACTATTGGACATGATTTTTCCTTAAAAAATGGTCATTTTGAAGCTGCACGCTTCTGTGCCCTGTACTGGATGACCTTGGTCATGTTGCCAGTACGGGCGGCTTCTTCGCGCAGCCGTTCGAGGGTTGAGTCCACCGCGCCAGACACTCGACCAGTTGAGCTGATCATGCGTTCGGGTGCAGGGGCTGCCTTTCGGTTCGTAACTTTCAATTCCTTCTCCAGTTTCGCTACCGCAAAGGCAAACTTTACGGGGTCTTCAATTTTGGCCAGCTCTGCCGCCTTCTTTGGGTTCTTGCCGAGTGCGTAAATCACCAGAGCAGGATTGTCTGCGCCTTGCAGCACGACGCCTTGTTGCGTGATGTTGAAGAGTTCCTGGGCCACGGCCTCAGCATCCTCAAAATCTCGCACCTTCAGCTCAGCTTTCGCCTTGCCGTAGCCTTCGAGCTTTTCCTGCCAGGCCTGCTTTTGCGCTTGCTCGGCCTGCTGCAGCTTGTTGGCTTCAGTGTCGGCTTGGCGTTTGCGCTCGAACCAGTCTGTCAGGGCAGATTCAAACTTGTCAGCGTCATAGTCGAAATCTTCCAGCTTCGGCTTTGCCCCAAGTGCGACCGGCTTTTTCTCAGTCGTCTGGGTCAGCTTTGCTTCGAGTTCTCGAATGCGCTTTTCCTTCTCGCGGTTTGCTTTACGCAGCTCTTTCACCCAACCAGGTGCGTGAGCTTGCTCATCGGGAGGTGGCGCGTCCTCACCAATGGAGACGATCACTTCGTTGTCGTCGCCTTCTTGATCGTCGCCGGATTGCTGGTCGTTCTGGTCGGTGCCGGAATTTTGCTCGTCACCCACGTTCTCAGAATCGTCCTGGCTTTCCTGATCATCGATCACCAAGGTGTCGTCGTCGAGGTTTTCATCTCCTGTTGCTGCCTTTTTAGTCATTCAAATACCCCATTTAACTCATCCACTTCAAACGGCTGGATGGATACCGTGTACCCACATTCTCCACCATATCGATGTCATCTGACAACAGGCTGCACTTGTTCTCCAATTGCTGCTTGTTCCAGCGCCTCGATTGTGGTCAATGCGATGTTCTGATCGATCTCGCTGGCCTTAGCAATGGTTTCGGCCGTCTGTGCGCGTTTCAGTTCTGCGCTTGCGATGGTCTCCACCGTGTCGGCACGTGCCCTGGCAGCCTTGGCCACGGCTTCTTCGGCTGCGGCTTGCAGGAAGATGGCGTTCGGGTCTTGCTGCTGGCCAGCGGCTTGCATCTCGGCCATGAGCGCTTCGGCTTCTGCGTCGGTTGGCTTGACCACACCCATGCGAATCAGGCGCTTGCGGAAGTAGTCCTGCACGTCGCCAACGCCCTCGCCTTCCATGTTCATCATGGCCATGGCACCGAGCACTTGCAGGGTCTCTGGGTCTTGGGTGATCTGCATCATGCCGGTCAGGGCGCGAACGGTGGCCGCACGCTTTGAGCTGGAGGACGGGCCGACGTCCACATCCACGTCGAACTTAGCAGCGCCCAGGTCGTTGGCCATCTTGACCTCGCCGGTCTCCTGGTCGATGGTCGGCTGCATCAAGGTGACGGAATCGGTATCGCCATTGTCGGTGATCACCTTCATCTGGCGGCCTTCCTCGACATAAACGTCCTTGGCCATGCTCAGCCAGATTTCGCCGCAGCGCTTCATGGCCTTGGCGAAGTTGCTCATGTAGATGAACGTCTGCATGTCCAGGCGCTGCTGGATCATCTCCACGGCCTTGCCTGACACGTTGCTGACGACCTTCTCGCCTGCCTGCGGGTTGCCCAGAATGTCCTGCATGTCCTGCTCGGTGACTTGCAGCAGGGCTGCCATGGCTGGAGGGATTGCCGGGCTGCGCGTGTAGGCCACCGGGCCGCTGATCGCCTGGCTGCCGTCCGCGTTGGTGATCGGGTTGATCAGCAGGTAAGGGTAATCCTTGAGGTTGTCCTCTGCCCACATGAGCTGGTGGCCAGCGATCTGCTCTGGCGTGAGGATTGGCTTCTCGACGCTGGACAGGGCGCTGATCTCACCCAACTTGGACAGTTGCATGTTCTTGAGGCGCTGCGCGTCCTTGGCCAGGCGCACGTGGCCCATGCAGCGCTCGACGTTGTCCACAAACCAGCGCTTGCCGTAGACCGGCACGATGGGGATGCACTTGCCTGCGATGTAGCCGCAGTCTTCCAGCACCTTGCCACCGGACATGATGTACTTGTGAATCTTGCGGGACTTGATCTTGCGCTGGCGCACCTCGACGCTGCCAATGGCGGCCAGGGTTTCTTCCAGAGCCGGGTCGTCGGTGAACTCGCTGGACTTGTAGCGCTCCTCGGTGCCGTCAATGGCTCGGAAGATGCGGATGGTTTCGGTGACGTCCTCAACCTTGTAGTATTCCGCGATGTAGACCACATCGGGCGTGCACCAGTCGAACTCGTACTGGTGGATGATCTTGGGCCAGTCGGTCGGGTCGTCGTTCCACTCTTCCTTGTAAGACTCGTAGGTCATCGAGTAGATGACGTAGCAGAAACGGGCGTCGGCCTTGTCCTGGCGCTTGGCGTTCAGGTCAAAGAACACGGAGCTGTCGGCATCAAAGATCGGCTCGATCACGATGCGCTGGCGCTCGTTGTCCTCGTCCTCGTCGTCCTCGTAGGTGGTGCGCAGTCGCCAGGCACCAAAGCCACCGCCGACGGCCTCTTCAAAAGCGTTGTCGTAGGCCTCGTTGGCAACACTGTCGTGCTCGTCGGCACGGTACAGGCCGTCGCAAGTTTCGGCCAGTTTGTCGTTCTCTGCGCCGTCCTTGGACACAAAGTCCACGGTGATGCGGTTGTTGCGGTATTCCGAGATGATGCGCATGACCGCCAGGGCAATCTTGTTCACCTCAAACTTGGGCTTGTTCTCGTAGATGTCCCAGAGTGGGCCTTCCCATTGAGCACCGGCCAGCGAGTAGAAGCGCCGGTCTTGCAAGCACTGAAGGCGCTCGTCACGCAGCGCCGTTTGGACGTTGTCAAACTGTGAGAGCGCTTCTGAGTGAAGATTCGCCAGTCGCTGCTCTTTGGAAATGCGTGCCATATTTTTGCCCTCGTTTCAAGTATTTTCTACCATTTCGACACCGTGGGCAATGGTTTGACCATCGCCGCCTTGTTTGCCGGTAGGCGCTGCACCAGGTTGATTGCGTCAAACATCGGGTCAAGCTGGTCGTCATGAGCGCCGGACGGGAAGGCCGCAACCTCGGCCAAGAAGTCCGAAAGCCAGGGCGCGTCCTGCGGCAGCAGCACGTTTCCGGTCTCGATGAATGGTGCCGCGTCGTAACCTCGGCTGATCTTGTCCTTGTTGCGCTGCACGGCAATGACCGGCAGGCCTTCCCTGCGCAGTGTCTGAATCAGGCCGGTGCCCGATACCTTGTCCTCGACGTACATGCCGCGCATGGTGGCCGCGTTGGCCAGAGGCCTTGGGTCGTTCAGGTGCTTGAGCCAGAAGGCACGGGCCTGCACCAGCAGTTCGGGGGCTTCCCACTTGCCGCGCACCTGATCGAGTTTGACGGCCTTGCCAATGGATGATCGTGCCCAACATTGCAGCACCGACCAGTCGTTGTGGTCGGCGGTCTTTTGAGCCGTGTCCACGGTGATGAAGCGAAACTCCAGCTGCGGGACGTGCGACCAGTAGCCGAACCAGTCGGTGTTGATGATGCCGCCACCTCGGGGTGCTGGCCGCTGCTGGAGTTGTCCGGCAGTGCCGTAGGTGCCCAGGGTCTTTTCCAGTTCGGCCACCTGCGTCTCACCAAAGCGCTCTGGGAACATCAGCTCGCCTTCCACGGTGCGCGGGTCACTCCAGCCGATGCTGGTGGTGCAGCGGAACTCAGGCTCAAAGCGCATCGGGATGCACAGGTGCGTGTACGGCAGGCCCATTTCCTTGATGACGCCGGAAATGTCCTTCTCGTTCAGGCGCTGCATGATGACCACGATGGCCGACTTGTCGGAGTTGACGCGGGTCGGCAGGGTCTCGGTGAAAGCAATCCGGGCTGCTTCCAGCTTGGCCGCGCTGTTGGCGTTGTCGGCGCTGATTGGGTCGTCCAGGATAACCCTGTCTCCGCGCACGCCGGTCATGCTGGTGAAGGCTCTGGCCTGCCGGATGCCTTTGCGGGTATTCCCGAACTCTCGCTTCCCGTCCAGGTCGGCCAGCAGGTCAAGCGGCCAGAGCTTTTGAAACCACTCGGACTTGATCAGGTCGCGGCAGCGTCGGCTGTCTCGGATGGCCAGCTGCTCTTCGTGGGCCGTACCAACAAAGCGCATCTCAGGCAGGCCAACTGGCCCCCACTCCCAGGCTGGCCAGATCACGCCAGTCAGCAGGGACTTCATAGAGCCAGGCGGCACGTTCATGAGCAGGCGGGTGATTTCACCCCTGGTCACGGCCTCCAGGTGCAGGCAGATGGCGTCCAGCGCCCAGCCCCACTTCAGTTTGGCAGCCGGTTCAAGCACGCGCCAGGCACGCTTGGCGAACTCGGCCAGGCTGCGCTTGCACAGTTCGCGCTCAATGGCCAGCAGGTCAGCCTCAGTCAGGAGCATTGGCATCCTTGGCCGCGATGATCTGCGCCAGCACGTCTGTGGACAATTTGGAGGCGTCGATGGTCTGCACTTGCAATGGGTTTTCCTTGTCGCCTGCCAGCTCCAGCCGGTCGCCGTACTTTTTCGGGGCCAACTTGGAAAGCAGCCACTTTCGGCTGTCCACTTGCAGTTTGCGCTGCTGGATGGCCTGCCAGTCGCGCTTTCCGTCTCCAGTCTCAGGGACATCGCTGTCTGATAGCTCCATCACCTCGCTGGCAATGCGCTCGATCAAGTCCTCGCGTGCGTGCGCGTAGCTTTCAGCAAGTTTCGCGTCAGAATCAACCCAAAGGTTAAACGTGCTTTGCGGAACTCCTGCGGCTTGGCAAGCCTTGAAAGCGCTAAGGCCGTCTCTCATGCCTTGCAGAACAGCTTGGCAGATGGCGTCTTTGTCTCGCTCAGGCTTTGCTGGCTTTTCAGGCTTTGCTGCCTTCTTTGTGGCCATCAGAACTTCCCGCCGGACTGGTAAGTGGTGCAGGTGACGCTGCCGTCAGCGTTTCGCACGCAGCGGGTGACGGTGTTGGCTTGGGCTGCGAATGACAGCAGCATGGCGATTGTGAATAGGGTTTTCACGGGTTTCTCCTGATAGGTGCCGGTTACGTCTCCGGCGTCTGCGCTCGCAGACCGTGGTTAGATCATGAACGGATTTGACCAATCCTTCCATGTTTTTCCTGTCCTGATTTTACTCACAAGATTCTCAGAAATACAATATTTTTTTGCAAAATGCCGCCCTGTTTGTGGGCTATTTTTGATCTCAATGACCTGCTCTTTTGTCAGCGTTGAGTACTTGGCTTGTTTCGTTGCTGCGATCTTTGCGCTTCGGGTTTTCCCTGACATAAGACCCAGCTTTCCGCAGTCTTTGGCGATCTTTCGGTACGTTGTCAATTCCATGTGATCAGGGTGAACGCAATTGACTGTCTCGCAGGTCATGCGAATGACTTTCCCTTCAGCGATCTGGCCGTGCAGGTCTTCCCAGATTGCCCGTCTGACCAGCTTGGTCTTGCCTTCGTGACGCATAGCAGGATGGCCGTTGCAGCATGAAAAGCGCCAGACAGCACAGCCTGCATCATCACGGGTTCGATGTTGAATATCGGTAAAAAGACTCATTGATAAATTCCACCCAAAGACCCCCCTACCCCAAAGAGTAGAGAGGGAAGGTTCCACCCCTGCCATGCAGGATCATCATGCTCCAGACTTTCACTGGATGCCCCTCGGCTTGATGATTCGACCAGCCGCACGGGTTATTCGGGAACTGCCCCCTAGCCTTTCGGCATACCGTGTCGCGGTTTCCTTCCACGCGGCCCCACTTGCGGCCCTTGGTGTCGTCTGGAGTACGGCAAGGGCAAAGAAAAAAGCCATCAAGTCTGACCCCGGTGAGAAAACACGTCGCTTTGTGGGCGATGCGCTACCCCATGCGGGGTCGGGATCAGGCCTGATGGCTTTTGTTGCTTGCTTGGTTCTCACACCTTGCGCCGTAATTTTAACCACAAAACTTTATGGCGTGTCAACCTTCTTTATTGCTGCCGCTGCCGCCCGATAGTGTTTGGCCAGTTCGATCAGGCCTTCGTGAGAATATTTGCGGACCGTGTTGTCGCGCTCGATGCTTTCCACAGCCTTCAAGCCGATTCGTTCGACGAGGCGCTGGCGGTATGCCACATGGTTTCCGGCCAGGTAGTTGTTGCAGTGCTTGCATTGGCCGTGGCAGTTGTCCTCCACAAACCTCATGTGCGGTGCGCTGCCGACAGATCGGTAGTGTCCGGCATCGTAGGTATTCGGCTCGTTGCTCAGTGGCGTTCCGCATGAAATACAGGGTTTACCCGCATCTCTTGCCCGAATGAAGGAATTGAAGGCTGTCTGCGCCTTCTTGGTCAGCTGGGGCTTGGTTTGCATTGCGTCCAGCTTCTGACGGGTTTCCTTGCGGTCTTTGGCCTGTTCCTTGGCTTGGGCCTTCTCTGTGGCTTTTCGGGCCAGCAAGAGGGCGCAAGGTGGGCTGCAAACGGTTTGCAAGGGTCTGGTCTTGGTGTAGGCGCACTTGCAGACCTTGCATTTGGATGGTTTGGTCATTTTGCCTTGATCTCATAATCGTGAAACACAGCGCCCAAACTGGCATCGCCAACCTTGCAAGCCTTTACCCAGATGTTTTTTCCGCTGGCCAGCCTGCGAATGTGGCCGCGACGGTCGTGCAGTCTGGGCGATGCGTGTGTGCCACCTTTCGATTCGCCTCTGGCGGTCTTTGGCCCTATCTTGACGGTGCGCCAGTCGTAGGTCGGCGTTTTGCCTGCAGCGATTTTGCGCCTGTTCGTGAAGGTGTTGGTTATCACGGGCTGATAACACTCGCAGCCGGTGTCCATGCTTTCAAGCCACTTGGACATGGTGGCCAGCATGATCTCGGCCACATCTCTTGGCAGGTCTTGGCCTTCATCGACGGGGCCATACTTGATCTGGCCATCCACGATGGCGTAAACCATCGGCGGGAAGGTGGTGTATTTACCAGGTTGTCCCTTGCTCAGATCGAGCACGATGCCTTCCTCTGGATCGTCTCCAGCAGCCAGCATCATCATCTCGTAACGCTCGTGGCTTGATGTTTGGCCAGCCCAGAGCACCAGGCTTTTCTCAAACGGTGGCCGGTGGGTCGTCAGGTTATCGATCTTGATGCCGGTGGACAGGTCAGCGCCTGAAATGTCAAACCACTGCATTTCGGTCGGGTCAAAGCCGGATGCAATGACCGACTTCATGATGGAGCGAACGTGGGCTGTTGTCATAGCCTCTCCGTGTGGTTGGTGATGTAGTGGTGCTTCAGCATCTCGATGGAGCCTATCACCTCGTAGACGTTGGAATGGTCACCGAGCACGCAGGACATTCGCAAGCCATCGGCCAGGAAGCCTGCAGCAAAGAATGACTGCAGTCGGCCAGATTCGGCGTCGGCCAGGATGTCTTTGAGCGCAGCCACCAATGCAGCGTTCGGCTCGTTGGTTGGCACAGACGCGCCGCGCAATGGCGTGATGTTGCTCATGAAAGCCACCTTTTGATGTGTACCAAGACAATCGCAGCAATCGTGAACCATGCGCCGATGCCTGCAATCCCAAGCCAAACCAAAGCCCAAATGCCTGCCTTGTCTGCCTCTGTAAGTTTCATGTGATTTCTCCAGTTTCTGGGTCAACGTACTCGGGCGCGGTGAAGCGCACGCCATGCTGCGCACCGAAAGCCTCGATCAAGTCCTGCAGCTCGCTCATCTCTGGCTTGGTCATCTTGCTGGTGGACTTTCCGAGCACCACGAAGCCGCCATCGATGCCAGGCACGACGTCCTGCTTGGTCATCGAGGCGGTCATCACGTGCTTCCATTCCTCGGCGCTCAGCTTGCGGCCGTACCAGTCGACCTGCTTGGCCACATCGGTCAACATCGCCCACAAACGCGCATTTTGTGCGAGCGTGCGGGTTTCTGGCTTGATCTCCACAACCATGCGGTGGCCAGCCATCAGCAAGGACTTGAGCAGCGGCCAGATCTGTTGGGTCAGGACTTTGTGGGCCTGCACCGGCTCCCAGAGGGTGAATCGTTGGCGTTCGGTCATGTCAGGCACTCCCGGACTGCGATCCAGCACTCGTCGAGGCTGAGTGGTGTTTCGTCAATGCCTGGCGGACGGATTCCAAGATGCGCTCCCGGCCAGGGTTCTGCGGGAACCTGTCGATGGCAGCCAACATCCCGGCTGCCGCCTGTTTGTTCGGCCGGGCACTCAGCACCAGCCGGGTGCAGCACGACAGGCACCCAAAGTGATACTGGCCGGACAGCGGGTTCGTGGCGTGGGCTTGGCAGGCTGTGCATGTCATTCTCCCTCCTGGATTCTGAGCGCCTTGCGTGCGCACTCGATGCTGCCCAGGCTCACGCGGTCACCAGCGGCCTGTCTGGCCAGCAGCTTGCGTGCCCAGTCCTTGCCGTCGTTCATGACCTGGAACTCAATCGGGCCGATCGGCTTGGCTTCTGGCGGTGGCAGTCTGCGCGGTTGTTCATCGCTGAAAGTCTGGCGCGGCATCACCGCCCGGCAGATCGCCTCGAACTGCGGCAGGTTTGGCGGGAAGTCCGGGCACTCGTCGGCCAGGCGCTTGGCGGCCGTCTCGATCGTGTCCGGTGAATACTTGGCCAGGGCTGATTCCCAGACCAGCATCGCAGCCCGGATGCCCTTATCCTTGCCGTTGGCGTCGCGCTCGCCTGTTGAAAACTTGGTGGTGAACAGGCTGCCGTAAGACCCGTGCAAGATCAGAAACAGCTTGCGGATTGTCGGGTTGTCGCCTTTGGGTGCGGGTTGTTGGCCAGCGTGCTGGATGGCCTGCTGTGCAAGGGTGGCGAGGTTATTCATTGTCGAACACCCCATCAAAGATCGCCCGAGCTGCTGCAGCGTGCTTGTGCTCAGTGCGGCCAGCTGTCCGAGCCTGATTCTGCCTTCTCACCCAGTTGCGCCAGGTTGCATCCCAGTCGGTCTTGACGCCCTTCTGGCCAGGCTGTGCAATCCAGTAGTCCCTGAACTCGTCGAACACCTGCCGGGGCACAAGGTCTGGCCGTTCCTGTTTGCAAAACTCAAACCAGTCGACAGGAAGGAGGCAGTCTGCTGGCAAGCGCGTGCCGCGCTGCATCTTCTTTACTGGTTCTTGGTTTATGGTTATTGGTTCTTGGTTAGGTGGCGCTTCGTCTACGACTGGTGCACGCTTCGTGCTTTTTTCTCTACGCTTCGTTTCACGATCCAAGGCGATCTGTTTGTTCTTGTCGGCCTTCGCGTGGTAGTCCAGCAGCTCGGCAAGTATGCGCTCCTGCACGTACTGGCCATCCTCGTCGAGCCTGAAAAACCGGCTCAGCACGAACTTGACCGCCTCGATCTCGGCCTCGGTGCTGGCCCAAGTCCATTCGATGGCCTCTTCAAGCGTGGGGAACTTTTCACGGTCGTAGCACGAATCGATCAGAAGCGTGTACGCACCGTGCTGCAACATGGACAGCCGTCCGCATTTTTTGGCGTAGTCGCCTAGGTTTCTTTTGTAATAGTGCATTGCACTTCCTCGCAAACCATCCTGAAAGAAGACTGACGGCAGGCGGGAGGTTCGCTTTTCGGGTGGGTAGCTACTCCCACCCTAGCCGGGTCTTGCATCACTCTACCTCAGACCAGCAGGCCATTCAAGGATTTTCTGAAGCCTGGGCCGAACTTCTTGTCCAGCACCGGCCGCCATTTGTGCGCCACGCCATTGCGCGTCCAAGCCTCTACGGCCTGGCCACTGGTGGCTCCCAAGGCCTGCGCCACTGCCTTGTAGGAGCCGAGGCTCTCACGGGCAAAGGCCAGCACCTGTGCGAAATATTGGTCGTCTTTCTTCATGCCTCAAACTTTACCACGATTTTGCATGATTCGTGCAAAAATATTTTTTGCCACTTGCACAAAATCCTCTTGCACTATGCTATGATTCGCTTCACCAACAACCAACCACGAAAGGCGAACACGATGGATTACCTTCACCCAGTCATGCAAGAGGCCCTGCGCGGCTTCGCACCACCACCACAAGAAGACCTGGAAAACGACCAGGATCGTTTCGAGTACGAAGTCCAATCCCAACAGGAGACACAGCAATGAAAGAGATCGCAGCAGCATTGGTCAAGGCCCAGCGAGCATTTGGGCCTGCGCTCAAGACAAAGACCAACCCACACCTGAAGGCCAAGTATGCAGATCTTGGTGACTGCATTGAGGCCGTCATCGATGGGCTGAACAACAACGGCATCGCATTGATGCAGCAAACCCACGAATGTGAATCTGGAATTCTGGTGGAGACGATCTTCATTCACGAATCTGGCGAGGTGTTTTCAGCAGGCAAACTGCACGTGCCTGCGGTCAAGCACGACGCCCAGGGCTACGGCAGCGCCCTGACCTATGCACGCCGCTACAGCCTGATGGCCGCGTGCGGTATTGCGCCAGAGGACGACGACGGCCAAGCCACCAGCAAGAAAACACCCAAGCAGCTGGACGGCTATCCAGAATACGAAGCAGAGACGCTGCCAGCCATGCGTGAAGCTGCATTGCAAGGCAACGAGGCACTTGTCTCAGCATTCCAGGCGCTGCCCAAGTCGGCGCACAAGGCCGCGTTCTGGCAAGCCCAAGGCCCAGCCCTCAAGAAGGCAGCAAAGGCCGCTGACGAGCAGGAGGCAGCATGAGAATCATCACAGCCGAGCAAGGCACAGAAGAATGGAAGCAGGCGCGTGTTGGCGTACCGTCCGGCTCCAAGTTCAGCGACATCATGGCCAAGGGTGGTGGGGCAACACGTGCCACCTACCTAACGGCCTTGGCCTTGGAGCGCATCACCGGGGTGCGTGATGAGTTCAAGACCACGTTTGCAATGGAGCAGGGCACAGAGCGCGAGCCTTTGGCCAGGCTGGCGTATGAAGCCAGCACAGGCCAGTTGGTCGAGGAAATCGGCTTCTGCATGCACGACACCATGCAGGTCGGCGTCAGCCCTGACGGTCTGGTCAGCAAAAACGGCATGACCGAATACAAGTGCCCAATGCCAAAGACCCACCTGGAGTATTTGCGCCTGGAGCCAGGCAAGTGCCCGACAGCCTACCGCTGGCAGGTGCAAGGCCAGCTGTGGATCGCAGAGCGCGAGTGGTGCGACTTCGTGTCCTACAACCCAGACTTCCCGGAAAACGCGCAGATGGTCATTCGCCGGGTGGTGCGTGACGACAAGGCCATCAAGGAGCTGGAGACCGAGGTGGTGAAGTTCCTGGAAGACATCGAGCGCGAGGTCGAGTTCATCAAGTCTTACAAGGACGCATCATGAGCAACACCAACACAGGCGGGCCAGCGTTTCCAGTACCGGGCTTGAGCAATCTGCCAAACGGGGATTTCATCCACCCTGAATGTGGCATGACCCTGCGCGACTACTTTGCGGCCAATGCGCTGCAGGGAATGATCGCTGCTGATTACAACCTGGCGCCCGAATATGTGCCGAGCATTGCAGCTTCGGCCTATCTCCTCGCAGACGCCATGATGAAAGCGAGGGAAGCATGAACGGACGCGACCTTCGAGACGCTGGCATCGCTCGCGTGTCCATTGGCCGCGAGGAATGGATCGCCAAGGCACGCAGCACAGCGGTGGCAATCGCAAGGCGAGCAGGCCAAGTGACCATCAACGACGTTCGGAAGTTCATCAAGCTGCCGGACGACTACCACCCCAACACCTGGGGCGCGGTTCTGAGGGGTGACGCCTTCGAGCCGATCGGATTCTGTCAAGCAACCCACCCATCAGCCCACGCTCGGGTCGTTCGGGTCTACAAACTGAAGGAGCAAGCATGAAAGCAAACGGACTGGCACGCATCGGCAAAGACGCCGAGGTGCGATACACACCAGGCGGGGCAGCGGTGGCCAACGTCTCGCTGGCGTTCACTTACGGCAAAAAAGGCGACGACGGAAAGCGCCCGACGCAATGGGTTGACGCATCGCTGTGGGGCCAGCGTGTGGAATCGCTCGCGCCGTACCTGACCAAAGGCAAACAGATCGTGGCCTACCTGGAGGATGTGCACATCCAGACCTACACCAAAGGTGATGGCACGCAGGCCAGCAAGATGGCCGCACGCATTGCAGACTTGGAATTTGTGGCCGGAGGTGAGCAGGCAGAGCCAAGGCAGGCCGCACCACAGCGCCAGCAAGAACGCCAACCAGCGCCGCAGTCGCAAGGCTCAGGATTTGACGACATGGACGACGACATTCCATTTTGAGAGGACAAGCAATGTTTAAACAATTTACCGTTTTCAAACTCGCTCCGGCCTTCGCCATGCCATCGCTCGATGACCTCGACGAGATGCTGGCCGCCCGGTCATTTCAGACCATTGGGGCGACACAAGAACTGTCGGTCGGGTTTATTCAACCGAGGGGCTTTGAGCACGGCCAAATGGTCGAGTCGATTGGTGGCCAGCAAGTCATGGCCGTGGCTGTCGAAACCAAGTCAGTGCCGGGTTCCATTGTGAGCAAGCGCGTTGCAGAGGTGTGCAAGATCGTCGAGAACGACACTGGCCGCAAGCCTGGGAAGAAAGAGCGACGCCAGATCACGGAGGACGTGGTACTGGAACTGCTTCCAACGGCGTTCCCGAAGAAAGTACACATTCCGGTATGGCTTGACGCCAAGCGTCGTTTGATTGTGGTCGGCACGGCGTCGCAGAGCAAGGTGGATCACGTTGTCGCTGAGCTGATACGGGCTGTCACTGGCTTGGCCATCCACTACCTGAACACGGTCACCTCGCCACAGGCGGCCATGACCCAATGGCTGCTGGCCGAGACACCTGACGACTGGCCGGACAACCTGAACATCGAGCGCGAATGCGTGCTCCAGTCGGTCGGTGAGGACGGTGCCACAGTGAAGTTTTCGCGCCACCACTTGGCCAACGACGAGGTACGCAAGCACGTCAGCGAAGGCAAGCTGCCGACCGCGCTGGCACTGAGCTGGGACGGCAAGGTGTCGTTCGTGCTGACCAACTGCCTGCAATTCAAAAAGGTTGCGTTCCTCGATGGTGTGATGGACGGCGGAGACGAGCACGAAGATCGTTTCGATGCCGACGTGGCGCTGTCAACTGGTCTGCTTGGCCCATTGCTGGACGACGTGATCTATGCGCTGGGCGGCGAAATCACCATCGACTAAATTCCATCAACTAACTGAAATTACTACCATGAGCACACGCATCTACCTGGTCACCGACGTGGAGACCAACAAGCACCGCCTGATTCGCGCAGGCAACCAGGCACAGGCCATCCGACACGCAGCGCAGACGCGCTTCGACATCGAGGTGGCTGGCCAGGATGATCTGGTGAGCTTGCTGACCAGTGGCATCCCAGTCGAGCTGGCCGGTGGGCCTGCAACAGCAGATATGTTCGAGGATGCGAAGGAGGCAGCATGATCGAAGGACTCAATTACGCTGGAGCCATTCAAGGCGGAATTTCTCAACCAGAAGCGTTCCGTCAAAAAATGGAATACGAAACCCAAATGAAGCAGCATCTTGGGGCAGAGCAGCGCCGCGAGGGACAACTGACACGACAACTTCAGCACCTTGAAAAAAACGTTAGCGCCTTGTGCAGTGTCGTTGATGATCTGAATACAAAACTGAGTCCGCTTACTGTTTCTGTCCCAGAGAAAGAGCAAGCTGGATACGCACATGACGCCACACCGAGCAGCGAGGTGGCCTCATTCCTTGAGCGCATGAATGGACAGATATTGCTTGTGATTCGACGCCTCAACAGCACAACTAGAGAGATTGACCTATGACCACCAAAAACAAGACCCAATATGTGACCGTCCGCCTGCCGGATGAGATCATGGCCAAGCTCAAGGCCGAGGCCGAGCGCAACACGCGCAGCCTGTCTGCCCAAGTGCTGCACTACATCCGGCTGGAGCTGGACAAGGTGAAGTCATGAGGCGCGGCTGGCAATTCGACGTGGAGTGGTTCAAGCGTCGCTGGCCACTGTTCGCCGTCGGCATCGAGGACAATGAATTCATCCTGCGTTTGTGGGTGGTCGAGATCACTGTCTGGAGATACTGATGGACAAAAACAGGCACATGCTCATGGCGTACCTCAAGCCATCGAAAATGCACCTGGCCGTCTGCAAGGCCGCTGGCTGCGGGTGCCGTCCCGCGCTGGCGGTCTTTTTCGACCGAGTGGAAAAAACCTTCAGCATTTTGGAGTTCAAGCCATGAATGAAAACGAAGCCAAGCTGGACATGCTGGTGGCCGAGCTGGACTACGAGAACCGGCTCCTACGCGCCAGAAACGATCGCCTGATGCGTGAGGCCGAGGCGACCAACTTTGACCGCACAGCGGCCTGGCTGAAGGCCTGCGGCAAAGAGCAGCTGAACCCTGCGCACCTGTCCGTCCAGATCGGCGTGCACTTCGAGGAAATCGTCGAGCTACTGGAGTGCATCGAGACCGACTGCGTGGAGGACAACGAATCGCTGGAGTGCATTGCTGATGACCTGCGCCTGATCGCCACCAGCCTCAAGAAGAACACCACCCAGGCCTTCATCAAGACTGGCAAAGAAGTGGCCGCGCTGGACGCATTGTGCGACACAGAGGTGACCGGCAATGGCATCGCCTACATGGCGGACTTCGACAAGAACGGTGCCGACAAGGAGGTGCTGGCCAGCAACGAGTCCAAGCTGGTCGACGGCAAACCAGTGCTGCTGCCAGGCGGCAAGATCGGAAAGGGGCCGAACTACAAAGCGCCAGAGCTGGAGAAATTCGTGTGAAGCGCAAGTGGACAAAGCGTTACACCATGATGGACGAGCTGATGGCCAGTCCGACCGAGCCTTTGCCGCAGGCTTGGCGGACGCACCAGCTCACCAAGATGTACGAAGGCCTGCACCAGCTCGAGCAAGGCGACGATCCGCAGCCTAACGACTGGAGGCTTGTCAGCGACAGTGTGAATTTGGTCGAAACGCTGGTGGTCGAGATGAAGGTCTGCGAGGACGCCAACGGCCTGCTGATGGACGCCATCACGGCCTTGGCCAAGGCAGGAAAGCGCAGCAAGTCCGGACAGACCCTACGCCTGGACGGTGAAGGCATCGTGGCCGTGCGCTCGATCCTGCGCGACTACGCCGAACTGCTGGACGTGCTGCCAGCCAGGACGATGGTGCGCTGCCACCGGCTTACCGAGAAACGCATCCAGGACATGCTGGACGGCAAGCGCAGGCCGCATGATGTGGAAATCTGCGACTTATAGGGATAACCCCTACAAAATAATTTTGTAGCTTTGTGGGTGAATGTGGTACTATCAAGGAATCAACACAGGAGAACTCGATGAAGCACTGGAAACACACTCAACACCCCTACAGCGACGAGATCAAGCGCCGTCTGTTTGTCACCAAGACAGAGCGCCGCTGCGAGTCTGCAGCAGACTACCTGCTGGCCTTGGCCATCGGATGCGGCCTGGCCGCCCTGCTTGTTGCCTGGTGGAGCTCATAATGGAAATCGAAAGCCGCATCTCAGGAATCCCCTGCCTGATCCGAGTGACACACTTCGAAAGCGTGCGCGGGTCGTACAGCTACAACGCGCCCAGCGACATGGATTATTACGGCTACACCGAATGCGAGTGGGAAGTGCTCGACCGACGTGGCCGACCGGCTGCTTGGCTGGAGCGCAAGCTCACGGATGCAGACCGCAGCCGAATCGATCAGGAGATCGAGGAAGCCATGACCGAGGAGGCGTACTGATGGACGCGCTCGGCCACTACGACAGGCTGTATGGCGACCTGGGCCTGTCTCCAAAGGACGCTGCCCAGTGGGTGTTCGTTTCAGGCTGGAACAGCGCCATGCAGGAGGCTTTGGAGCGCATCCAGGCCATGCCGCTGCAGCCGGACACAAAGGCATCGTTTGCGGTCTATTTCCAGCAGATGATGCACATCGACCCGTCTACCATTCAAGCGAGGATGCAATGAGTACTGAGTCAATAAAGCAGGCGTTGAAACGAGCTTTTCAGTTGGGGCAGAAATATTGGTCTTGGGCAGACAGCGAGTATTCCAGCCACTGGAAGAAGGCCGATGCGGCAAAGGAAGAGTTCGACAAACTGGTGAAAGACACGCTCCTCACCACCCCACCCGCACAAGAGTTTGTGTGCAGCACTGGCCTTTGCCATTACCGCAAGCCGCTGACGGATGAGCAGATTCTTAAAGTGGCCCGAGATCACTACAGCCCACACCAAAGGCCGGAAATCTCATTTGCCCGAGCCATCGAAGCTGCCCACGGCATCAAGGGGGACGCATGACCACACGACCTAAAGCCTTGCGATTGGCTGATGAAATCGACCCACTTACCCGTTACTCATTGGACAATCTGACTTGTAGCGCGGCCGCCGCCGAATTGCGCCGCCTGCACAACGAGATTCTTGTCTATCACGATGATCGACTGAAACTTAGTAACGAAGTAGATCGCCTGAAGGCAGCACAGCGGCAATGGATTGGGTTAACACCAGACGATATTCGCCAACTTGAAAAAGAAAACACCGTTGGTGGACTGGATGGCGACTATTGCCCGACATGGGATTTGATTGAGGCAGTCGAAGCCAAACTCAAGGAGAAAAACACATGAGCAACCCTTACCCAACGTACAAAACCAACTCAATTTTTACAGGAGCAACGAGCATGAACTTCACACTTGAGCAAGCAATGGAAAAATTCCCACAGATCAAACATTGGCATGAGCAATATATGAAATCAAACTCAACATTTGTTGATTTGTACACAAGCGAGGCTGACACCGAAGAACTGTTGCGCTTAGGTCAAATGCCAAAACCTTTGCGTCTTGCTGCTGGACTAGAAAAGACGATGCAATGGCCTTTGCATGGCAAAGCTGCCGACTGCTTGCGCGAGATGTATGACTTGCTGCAAGGCTGCGAAACTGAGATGCGCTACGCAGGATGGGATAAGCGTGAGGCCGATAACCATGCAAGGAATGATGTGTACGAGGAAGTCAAAAGCCTTCTGGGAAAAAACACATGAGCAATGTCATACCATTCAACAGCATCACCAAGCTCGATCTTGATCCGGACATGGTTCTCGAAAACACCAAGGGAAAGCTGGAAGGCGTCATCATCATCGGATACGACCACATGGGCATTGAGTACTTTGCCTCATCCTATGCAGACGGTGGCGATGTTCTTTGGCTGCTGGAACGCATGAAGATGCGCCTGCTGACGGTAGAGGTGGATTAACGCTTTCCAGCCCTCTGCCTGGCGTTGGTATCAGCCTGCCACTGATCGCGGCACTCAGGGCCGCAGAAACGCCTGTCGTCGGCCACCACGTCCTCGCAGTAATGGCACAGGCCAGTCGGCTGCAAACGCTGGTGTGGCTCCCTGGCGGTGCGCAGGCAGGCCTCGCGTTCTTGTTCTTCTCGGATGGTTGCTTGGTCGGAAACGTCGGTCATAGAAAAAAGCCCGGCACAAAGACCGGGCAAGGCGGCCGAAGCCGCGTGGAGACAACTGCAATCAGGCTTTCCCTTTGATGCGCTCAAAGGTGCGAAGTCCACCAAGGCCCAACATTCCTGTAAGCAAGACCATTAGGGTCTCATTGTCGATCGGTGGCAAAGGAGGCACAGAACCGCCACAAACGGCCACCAGCCACGGTAAAACAGGCTGGAGCAGGAACTGGTACACCAGGCCGAAAACGCACGCCCAGCCGGTCGCTGGACGCCATCCTCCACGGAACATGTCGGTGCCTGCCTCGACCTTGTTGACTTCAAGTTGACCAAGCGCCAGTTTGGTCTCAGCGTCCAACACGGCCAGTTCACCTTTCTGGGCCAGCTCCATCAGCCTGATCTTGGCGTCTGCGCTGGCCTGCGGGTCTGGCAGCACCTTTTCCAGTACGGTGCCGATCACGGGGATGAGTGCTTGCCAAATCATGGGTATGCCTTTCGATCAAGCTCGAAGTGTGGGCCGTCTGGAAAACTCTTCCAATCAGCGCCACAGACGATTTTGATGTCCAGTTGCTTTGCAGCTTCTTTCATGGCGACTGCGATCTTGTGGTACAGCGGCCAGTCCCATCGAACCTCACCATCCACCCAAGCACCAAGATCGACCGCATGTCCGGTGATGTGTCGGCCGTTAAGGGTCTGGCTTGCACCAGACTCATACAGCGCCTTTTGTCGCTCTGGAGTGCGCAATCCTTCCAGGACTGTGAAGTCCACGGTGGTGATCTCAATGGCACGCTCGACAACCTTAACCAGGTCATCGTGCACGCCTTTGAGCCGCTGCTTTGAACGTGCGCCGAGCTTGTACATCAGCTTTTCCAGTGACTGGCCACAAAGCCAACAAAGGCAGAAAACGCCGAGGCGATGCTCATGCCAATCCAAAGCCCACCCTTGGAGCGATTGGCCAAGGCCAGCAGCTCTTCGAGTTGGCGCTCCATTTTGTCGACCTTGCGATCCATGTCCTGGACTTTCTGCCAGAGCACACCGTACTTCACCAAGTCGATCTCGTTCCCATCCGCCATGACGTCGGCCTCCAACATTTACAGGCCTTCGCCTTGGGTGACGTAGACGGTGGTCGCGCCAGAAGCCAGACCGCTGAAGAAGGTGTCCTTGTTGAAGCGGAGGATTTCCACTGCGCCAGCCACCAAAACGATGGCGTCCGAAGGTGTGCCAGCCACTGGAGCAACTGCAGCGGCCTGGGCCAGTGCAGCTGTTGGGCCAGTTCCCAAGAACACGGTGTTAGAGCCTGCGTTCACGAAGCGGTACTGGCCTGTTGCTTGGGGGTTGAACTTCTCATAGACGGGAGCCTGCACGCCAGTTGGTGCCGTGCCTGCGGCAGCGACGACAACGGTCTTGCCTTGGGGGTTAAAAGGAATCTGTGATCCAGTAGCCATGATGTTTACCTTTCAGTGTGTTTACAGTTTTCAAAGTGCCAGCGTTTCATTGTGTTCACGCCGCCTGATTTAGAGCAATGAGGACAAACAACAATGACTTGTTCTTTTCCTCGCCTGACTTCAGACAAACGCTGTCTGTGCTCATCACTCAATTTTTTTCCCAGCTTTGCTTTGGACATCTTGCGCTTTGATTCATCGCTGCGTTTTGTGCCGATCAATGCTTGAGCCACTTTTTTGACGTGTTCCGCAGTCTTTGTCTTTCCACGCTTTGCCTCAGACATGCGCTGCCGTGTTTCTTCGCTATGATGCTTTCCAAACATGTTGTGGTTTTCGCCACGTTGAGAAACAGACATCTTGCGCTTGGTTTCCTCAGAGTGTTTAAGCCCATGCAGCCCTTCGCCGCCATCTGTCAAATTACAAAGCCTGACGCCACGCCTGCGAAGTTGGTCAATGCGTTCCATCTCGACAAGAAATGCAAAATCTTCATCAATGTTGTCAATAACCATGCGGACAGAAAAACCGCCAGCCTTCGCGACAATCCGCTTCCAATACTTGCTTCGCTTGTTGGTTGAAGTCGATCTACGAGCGTGGCCTTTCCCAACGTAAAACACGCTGGAAGTGTCTGGCCTGATGTGCTCGTAAACGTAAAACATGACTTCAGTTTACCGTGCGATTTGCGAGTTGGTTGCCATGATTGCTCCTGAGTTTAGACGCCGAGATTACCGGCTGCGATGAATGTGTTGGCGACTGGCGCAAACAGCGAGATGATGGCGTATTGTCCCATCGTACTCAAGAGGCCTGAATACGATTGGAGTGTCTGGCCACCAGCTGCCACTGTGACCTTGCCTGCGCCGCCTTGGATGATGGTGCAAGAGAAGGCGGCGCCAAGACCAGCAGCGCAGGTGATGGTAGTTGCTGACCCGCTTGTGCAGAAGATCACCTTGCCATTGTCGGCGGCTGATAGCGTGCGAGTTGTACCAGCTTCAGTGATGACTCCATCTGGAGCGAGAATGTATGCGCCAGCGGTTCCTGGCTGCGGTGCGGTTTTCAGCATGATTGCTCCTTTGCGTGGTGTATCTTTAATGAATAAATCATGTTATCCAATCCTCCAAACTGTACCGTCTGAATAGACTGGGACATTGTTAGCCCCACCAGCGGCAACGATGGACGCAAAAGTGGTTGCGTTGGCGTCCGACACAAATGCTTTTGCACCTGCGCCAAGTGTGGCCGCGCTTGGCAAAGTGGCTACGGTGTAAACACGGTATGCAACAAAATCAGGCGCAATTCCGTATTTTCCAGCGCCGGAAGATGTGATCAATAAAGACTGAGTGCCAGATGTACCCTCAAGAGTGATTGCAGACGTAGTGCCGTTGTCACCATTGAATACAATGTAGCCGCCAATACCACCTGCTGTATTCCCAAGCCAAAGCTGGCTGACCTTTTGAACTTGTGCGTTTGCCTCAAACGGGCCTGGGTAATTTCGCTTGTTGGTTGAACTATCCAAAAACACGCCATTTGCGCCGGTAGCAGGGTATGCGTAATTAGAAAAGACGCCAGACAAATGATTGTTGTCGGCAGTAGATGAGAAATGAATATCGTATGCTGGTGTGCTTCCGGCATCGTTGGATTCAACATAAACACCAAATGCTCTGTTGTAGTCTCCGTTGAACTCAACACCGTATCCAGTGTTTGCTTGACATGTGATGTTGTAGAAGAAGTTGGAGAACGTGCTGTTTGCACCAGTTCTGATGCCTACAAGCCCGTTAGCACGAGCATCAATCGTCAAGAAGGTGGAGGCATTGGCGTCGTTTGGACGAGACACGCCAGCAGGTGTCACATATCCCGTGCCGTCAATGTTTAAGCCGTTGCCCTTGTTCGACAAACAAAGAATTGCCTCAAAGTGACTGACGTTACCAAAGCGGAATTTGATGCCGTCACCACGATGTTTTGTGGTAACAATGTTCACCCAGCGTGATCGTGACGATTCGACAACAATGCCGTGGCTGGTTCCGTCAAAAGCTCCGTTGTCGCCTTCGATGATGAAGTCTTCACCGCCTGATCGGTTTCCGTTGAATTGGATTCCAACAATCGCACCGCTGGTCTTGATGCGCGTCAGCGGAGTGTCAGTGCCAACCTCAGAAGAACCAACACCTTTAAGTCGCACAGTTTTACCGTTTGAAGTTGGTGCAACTGTGTTGTAGTCTGTCAGCGTGCTGGTTATCAAATAGACTCCAGCAGGCATGAACACAGTGCCTGATCCAGCATCGCAGACTTCATCAATCGCCGCCTGAATCGCTGCCGTGTCATCCGTTACACCATCTCCGACTGCGCCGCGATCAAGCACGTTGACATACGCACCATCGATCATTGAATTGGTTACTTTTGTGAGTGCCATGGTTGTTCCTTTATTTACAGAAAGCCTGAACTTCGTTGTTTATCAAGCGTTGAGGCCAGTACATAAACTTGCGGAAGTGCAAATTATTTACCGGGGCAAACTGAAGCTGTGTGACTCCAGTTGGCAAGTTGCCAGACAATGCCGTCGATGTTGCAGCTCCATTGGCTGAGATTCCAAAGTTGGAAGCCTCATATGCAGCGACAAATCGCTCAGTTGTTCCTGCGACAGCGGTTCCTGGAGGGCTGCTGATAGTAGCTTGTGTTGCAGCACCAGTGCGGGCACGGAAATAGTATCTTGCAGATGTATCAAAAGCATACAACGACTCATTGTTGGTTCCGTTATTGATGCTGAAGATGGATTGCCCTGTCAAAGCAATAGGTGTCGTTTCGCAGAACACTGCGCCCTCAGACGCATTGAACCAGTCGCTGAAGTTCGTCCCCGTCATCGTAGCCACATCAGCATTGCGGGTTAGGGCTGCAATGGTCGTTGGGATGTAGCTTGTGGCGAATGATCCTGTTTCTAGTTGAGCATACTGAACCGTCCCACTGACTGTCAAAGTCAACGCGCCTGCGGTTGGTGTAAATGTGTAGGTTTTTCGAGTCGGGTATGCGCCAGTTCCGGACACAACAGCAGCGTGTGCTCCAGATAATGTTATGCTGCCGGTGCCGTAAAAAGACAGTGTTCGCGCAGCGGCTGTCACTGTGACAATTTGCGTTGAAAGCAGATCAGTGTTCAGCAATGAATTTGTCCGCGAGTCCTCAATCAATAGACCCTTGCACGCAAGAGTCACAGGGTCGTAGTCGAACCTTGGTTGATTGTTTGTTGCCGCTGTAATGACACCGCTGCTGTCAATGTATGTCGCAGGGTTTGTTGCGTTGGTCGTGCGTGTGAACGTGATTCGCGGGTCAAGTGACGCTGTGGTGAAATCAAGCGCAATCTTCGGAAGAACGCGCTCGGTTGCAGTCATTGAATACGACGGTGAAATCATGATTTACACCAAGAACTCAATTGCAGAATTGAATGGTGGAGCTTCAGAAAACAGAACCCCGCTAACTCCATAACTGTACGTGTTCTTGTTTTGATACACACCATTGATGTAGATCGACGCAGGCTCAGAAGCAAGCGGAAACAGCACTTGCGTTCCATCTCCCGTCGCGTTGGACGCACCAAAGACAACCACCGCGCCGTTATATCGCTCAGTCGAAGCCGGTGCGCTATACACCACGCTGCCGTTCTTGTTCATCACGCGAATGCTGTAGTCGCTGTCCACGTAAAGGCGAGCAGGTGTTCCGTTGCGTGATGGGTAGCCGTTGATTGTGCGGATCGGCTGAGGCGCAAGAATTGTCAGAGCCGAATCAAAGTAGACGTTGATCGGATTGACTTGTGGGTCGAGATTGGAAGTGCCAATCCAGATATAGCCGTTTTCCAGCGGCTGCCCATCCGTCTCCGTAAAGATCGGGAATGTGGGCTGAATGCTGAGTGCGGACATTTACTGGTTCTCCTGGTCAAATTGGCGTCCTGTCTGGACAGCGGATTGCAGCCACTGCACTCTCGCGTCCAGGGATTGTGGCAGCTTTGCTGCGTTTGCGAAATCGGCAAATGCCTTGCTCGCGGCAGTGCGACGGAGCACGGCCTGGCTTGGCTCTGTCTTGGTCGCGGCCTCGATGGCCAACTTCTGGAAGTCGTCGCTGGCGAATAGCTTACCGGCAGCTTTCACTGCATCTGCGTTTCCCTTGGACATGAACTGAACAATGTCCGGCGCAACAAAGCCGCCACCAGGGATTGCACTTGCTGCACCTGTGACGACGCGTTGGGCTGTCGTGCTTTGCATGACCTTGCCGATCAAGCCTTCGGCCTTCATGGCCTCCACCAGCGCCTGGTTGGCCTTACCGGTGGTGAGCACCTGAGCGCGTGCGTCGGTGATCCTGCGCGAGATCTCGAACAGGTCGCGCAGCACAGGGTCTGCGTCCTTGCCGAGCACCTCGATCACCTGCTTGTAGACAGGTGGGTTGGCACGCAGTCCGCGATAGGTCTTGGCGAACTCAGCAAAGCCGAACGCGCCTTCTTGGGCAGCACGGCCAGAGCTTGCGACGGATGCCAGGGCCGTGGCGATGGTCTCCTTGCGCAACTCAGGCGGCACGACTTTGATCAGCTTGTTGAACTGTGCCGCGTCGCCCTTGGCTGCCGACTTGATGGCCGACTGCATGAGGGTGGCCACGCTGCCGTCGCTCTCTTTGCCAAAGGCACCGACGATCCTGTTTTCCAAGGCTTTGCGCTTGGCGGTCAGCAAGTTGGCTGCACGCAGCTCTTGGCGCAGTGCGTCACCACCGATCTGTCCGACGTTTGTCAGTTGATCTTCGGCCAAGGCACCATAAAGGCGCTTGAGGTCGCCTGCGGCCATGTTGCCGTAAGGAGACTCCTTGCCAGCCATTGCCTGGCCGATCAGGTTCTTCTCGCGCAGCAGACGGCCGTAGGTCACGGCAGGGTCTGTGGCCAGCTCGTAGAGCTTCTTTTCCTGTGCGGACAAGCCTTTTTCACCAACCTCGGCCAGCACGTCGTCGAGCGTTTGCGTCAGGCGAGGAAACTGGACGGTCGAGGTCTTTGGGATCGTGGCGTCCACACGCTTGTAAATCACGTCGGCATCGTTGAACAGCTGCGTGCGTGTTGTGTTCAGGCTGTCCAAGATGCGCTGAGACGTTGCGCCAGGAGCAGGACGACCTTCGATGAAGGCCGCATCGAACTGCTGCACCACGTCGTCGGCCTTACCGATGGCAGTGCGCACGGTGTTCACCCAGGCAGCCTCGGCCTCACCGCCAGCCACAGATCGGGTCAGGCCAACGGCGGCACGCACCTGGGGGTTGTCGCTGAAAACGTCGAATGGCAAGTCCATGCCAAGGCGCTCGGCTGCGGAACGGGCCTCAGGGTTTACCTGGGCAACGTCGGCCAGCTTGGCCTTGGCTGCAGCAGAGCCTGGGCCGCTGCCGGAGGCTTTGCGCACCAAGTCTCCAACTTCCTCGAAAGCCTCGGTGGCCACCTGAGCCACAGGAGCAGCCTCTGGCGCCATGGCCGATCCCATCGGTGCGCCAGCAGGGGCCGTCGGTGCAGCTGGTGCAGGCATTGGCTCAAGCGTTGGCTCAATTCGCGCAGCAGGGGCTGCCGCGGGGGCCGCAGCGGGTGCTGCAGGCGCTGGTGTCACAGGGCGACCTGTGGCACGCTGGACGGTGCGTTTGACGGCAGGTGCAGCCGCTTGAACGGCACGTTGCACGACTTGGCCAGCACCACCGGCAGCGCCAGCGGTGACGACTTCACCAGTGTCAAAGCGGCCGCCAGTTCCTGCCTGTGTTGCCTCGATCACGGCTTGGGTGCCTGCGCCAGCGGCAACAGCACCAGGAAGCGTTGTGGCGCGTCCAGCAGGGGTGAAAGCCAGCAAGCCACCCAAAGCACGCGGAATGTCGCCAACCGAGAAACCGGGTGGGATGGCGTACTCTCTTTGGTCAACAGACGAGCGCAGGATGAAGTTTCCCTTGGCGTCTTGGCGTGCATCGATGCCTGGGAAGTTGGCCTTCAAAATTTGCACGGTCTCCTGTGGGTTTGAAACCAAGGTACCCAGGGCAGACTTCAAAGAAGCCACGCTCAACTGGTTCAGTTCTGGCATGCCAGTCCACTCAGGCAGCGCCTGGGTTTCAGGAGTTGCGCGTCGTGCGCCAGTGACCATCTCGCCAACGGACTCGAAGAAGCCCATTTTCTGAGGCTCAGCTTGGCCGCCGAACTGCGTGGCCATAGCCGCATAGTCGACGGCAGGAGCCGCAACAGGTGCGGCAGCCGGAGCAGGTGCAGCCGGGCTTGTGGCCGTGCCGCCGAACTGTCGTGCGAGTGCTGCGTAATCGGTTGCCATCAGCGAATCCCTGCTGCTTTCTTGAAGGCGTCAGCCGCCTGCTGATTTGGGAATGTAAGCACTTGGCCATTTGGAGCTGTAACGCTCACAGGGGCAGGAGCTGGTGCACCAGGTGCGGCCGGAGGTGGAGCGCCAGGCGCAGTCGGTGCCGTCTCGGTTGGCGTGTAGAAGATGTTTTCTGTCTTCAAGCCGTAGCCCTTGGCGATGCGCTCGATGCCCTGGCGAACCTGGGCTTCTTGTTGCTGCGCTGTCGTGTACAGCTTGCCAGCTTGGCCTTTGAAGGCGTTGCGCTGTGATGCGGAAAGACGCTCGCCGCTGATGACCTTGTTGTAGACGTTTTGGATGCGCTCAGGAACACCGGCCGCGTTTTGAGCTGTGGCGAATTCGCCCTCGCGCACAACAGAACCTGGGTCGAGCATTTTCATGTAGCCAAAGATCAGCGACAGATCACCAACCGCGTTGTCCTCAGAGGAAAGCACGCGGCCGTAAGCAGACTTGACCTCTTGGTATCCTTTGGTCTGGTCGCTGTATTCCTTGCGGAACTTTGTTTCAGCTTCTGGGCGCTTGTCGGCAGGAATGATGCCGGAGCTGATCTGATCGGCTTCTGCCTGGGCGCGTCTTGCATCTGCGCCGGACTTTGCGGCCGCGGCATCAGAAGCACGACGGGCAGCCTTGGAGGCATCGATTTGAGCCTGCGTAAGGCCCAACTCTGCGCCAAACTTGTCGGGCGCAAACTTGGCCTCAGCCTCTTTGATAATGGCCTCGGATGTGGCTTTGCGAAGCGTGAATGGTTGCAGCTCCTGCTTGCGACGGTCTTCTTCCAGCTTGACAGCGCTTTCGATGACTTTGTCACCGCCTGGCATCTGCGAGATGGTGAAGCCGAAGTAATCCTCAGCTGCCTTTGGGTTTTCCTTGGCCACGTCGCGCCATGTCTCAAGGAACTTTGCGCCTTCCTCGTCGCCGCCGTTGCGTCGCGCTGTGATCTGCTGGTCGAGCAGGTTCACAGCAATGTCAGGCTTGCCGGACTTGAAGGCAGAAAACACCTGGCCAGAGCGCTGCAGGGCGTTTTGCTGCTGGTCAGCGTTGATCAGGCCGAAGCTCTCGCGCACGGCTTTTGCCTGCGTCTCGGGCAGCATCATGGCCAGATCGGCATAGTCCTTGGCCGTTGCGCCGGGCTGGCGCAAACGCTCAAAGGCTTGCATGACGGTCTTTTGCTGCTCGGCCTGGCGCTGTGCCTGCTCCTGTGCCATGCGGGTTTCGGTGATGGCTGTGCCAGTCTTGAAAGCCTGCAGGAATGTCTGCGAC